CTTTGCTTCGGCGCGCTGCAAGAGATCTCCGTCCCGCAGCACTGGCTCGAAGTCCGATGACCTTCGCCCCCGATACCAAACGTGCTACAACAGAGCGGCCCAAAGTCCTGCCGGGCGTCGGTGCTGGTCTGTTGAATTGGCGGCCCTGGAGGTATTCGAACCCTCACTCTCCCGATTACAAATCGGGAGCCGTGTGGCCCCTTGCGAGGACTTCCGGTTCAGCTTCAGGGCCGCCGAACCGTTTCCTGAGTTTCACCGGGACCGAATGGCAATGACCTTCACCCCCAACACTCTCGGCTGTCTCGCATACGCCCAAGGCTTCAGCGTCTGGATTTACAACTGCGCCGACGATCCACGCTCCGCAGTAATCTCCCCGGACTACTGGAATGACGCCGCCGCTACCATCGCCCACGGCGACCTCTGCATTGTCGGCGCGAAAGACGGAGCAACTATCCTGCGATTGTCCGTAACTGACGGAAAAGTGACCGCGTCTGAGATGGTTAGGAGCGCGTGAGTGGCATGATTTTTTATCCCAGGAAATCTAATGCCTAGGCATGGAGGCAAGCGAGAGGGCGCCGGCCGGCCGAAAGGCGCTCCGAACAAGCTACAAGCGGATGTTCGTGGCATGATCCTCGGCGCGCTGAACGAAGTCGGCGGAATGGATTACCTAGCCCAACAGGCCACCGCGAACCCGGCAGCATTCATGACGCTTCTCGGCAAGGTGTTACCGACCAGGATCGAGGGCGACGTTGAAGTGCGCAATTACGTTCTTCGCGCAGCTCTGCCAGTCGAAAGTGCAGATGAATGGCTCAAGCTACACGCACCCAGCGACAGCAGAGTGTTGCTGACGACGGACGACTGATTGCCTGGGAGGCTCAGAAAGGCCCGCAGTCTGCGTTTGTTGTCTGCCCTATCTTCGAATGCTTCTTCGGTGGAGCGCGCGGTGGCGGGAAGACGGACGCGGTTCTAGGTGAATGGGCGATACACGCTGGTGATCACCGCGCCGATGCAATCGGCTTAATGGTTCGCCGCACACGGATCGAGCTACTAGAAACCTTCGAACGCGCTCGCATCATCTATTCGAAGTTCGGCGCGACGTTCACACAGAACCCAATGCGCGTCACGATGCCGAACGGCGCTCGACTGACATTCGCATATCTAGAACGCGACGCAGACGCAGAGCAATACCAGGGCCATAGCTACACTCGTGTATACGTCGAGGAAGCGGGAAACTTTCCATCGCCAGTTCCGATAATGAAGCTGATGGCAACGCTTCGATCTGGTGCCGGTGTTCCCGTTGCAATGCGGTTGACAGGCAACCCTGGTGGGCCTGGTCATCAATGGGTGCGCGCTCGCTACATCGATCCGGCCCCTATGGGATGGAAGGTAATACGTGATCCAACAGGACTCGAGCGTATCTACATACCATCCCGAGTTAGCGACAACGTGTATCTCGGACCCGACTACGTGCAGCGCCTGCGCGCATCCGGTTCACCCGAGCTGGTGCGTGCGTGGTTAGAGGGAGATTGGTCAGTTGTCTCTGGCGCGTTCTTCCCAGAGTTTTCTATGGAGCGTCACGTCATTGCTCCAATTGCTATCCCAGATCATTGGCCGCGCTTCCGGTCGTTCGATTGGGGTTCAGCGCGTCCCTTCGCCTGCCACTGGTGGGCGGTTTCAGATGGAACGATGCACAGCATCGCACGCGGCTCACTCGTGAACTATCGCGAATGGTATGGCATGAAGCCGGGAGAGCCGAACGTCGGTCTGCGGATGACCGCCGAAGCAATCGCCGCTGGCATCCGCGACCGTGAGCAGGACGATCCGCAGCCGATGATAGGTGTGGCCGATCCGGCGATGTTCGCAGAGGATGGCGGCCCGTCGATCGCACAGCGCATGATAGGCGCCGGCATCATCTTCCGTCCGGCCGATAACAAGCGCGTGGCAGGTCGCGGTGCAATGGGCGGCTGGGATCAGTTGCGGCAGCGCTTAGCGGGCGATGCGGACGAACGGCCGATGCTGCTGTTCTTCTCCACCAGCCGCGACATCATCCGGACGTTGCCGGCGCTGCAACACGACGATGCGCGGCCAGAGGACGTGGACAGCGACATGGAAGATCACGCGCCTGACAGCGTGCGCTATGCGTGCATGAGCAGACCGATGGTGCTCGATCTGGAGAAGCCCAAGCCGCGTGACAGTTGGGCGGATGCTTTTTCGCGTGCGTCGGAACCCGTAGAAGACTGGCGGGTGGCGTGAGAAGCTATCGCGGTAAGTCTAGCCGCCGGTTCTATCGCAGCAAGTCAGCGTATCGGCGTGATTATCACCATCAACGTCTAGCTATCGTCATGCAGCGTAGATGGAAGGCAACAGGTATCTTTCATCGATGGTTGCCACATGAGCATCAGCAGCGCAGCCGTGGGTGTAGCCTGCACTCTCAGCTAAGCCACAACCGCAGTATGCGCACCCTTAAGGGCACGGTGGCCCGTAGCCGTAGATCGCGCAGTTTCATGGACTGGTGGCCTATTGTTCAGTGGCGCTCGTTCGACGAAGTGGAACGCGACCATGCGGCTGCGCGGCAGATTGTAAAGCGCATGGAAGAAAACAGAAAGAGGGTTGCAGCATGATGACCGACGAGGAGCGCCGTCTATACTCCCCCGAACAGCCGCGCACAGTCGAGGAGATGTTTTCCGGTCTCGAAGATCAGATCGCGGATTTGCGCATACTGATTGCCGAATTGTGCGAGGATATGCGCGGCAAGGCGCACGTCGTGGAGTTCCCACGCAACGCACTCAAATGGTCCAAATGAAACTGCTAGAGCAGAGGTTCTGGAAGTTCGTGTCTTGCTGCCCAAACACGGGATGCTGGTGGTGGGATGGCTGCGCAGATCGTCGTGGTTATGGAAAGATGACCTTTCAAATGAAAGGCGTCAAAGCAACGCATGTCTCTATGATGCTAGACGGAAGACCGCGGCCGTCCCCGAAAATCATGCCACCGTTGTGATAATCCGTCATGCGTCAATCCTGATCACCTCTACTGGGGTGATATGTCAGACAATCAGCAGGATGCAATCGCGCGAGATCGGCGGAATAGCGTGTTAACAGGGCTAAAGGCGCGGGTAGAGCGTGATAGGGCTAGGACCCACTGCAAAAACGGACATGAATGGACGACTGAAAACACGCGCAGCTTTAAGGATAAGAGAGGTTATCCTAAGCGGGTATGTCGCATATGCGATAACGTCAGGACATTAGCTAGGTATCACGCTGGCCTAGCGAACAATTCACCAGCTAGGCGCCACAGTCGATGAGCAAGGCTGGCGTGGCAAACTTCGAGCAATCGCGTCCTAAGTGGACGGAAGACGCCATTGAACGGCTAGAGACGCTGTACTGCGTTATGGGATGGGACATTGATGCGATTGCCGCCGAGTTGCGTAGCACGCCCGCGGCTGTTGTCACTCAGAAGACGCTCCTTGGTCTGCGTCTTACGCCACAGGCGGTCCAGGAGCGTCGCGCCCGCGGGATAAACTCAAGGTGCTGGACTACTCCGATAGACAGGGACTACAGCGGGAAAATGAAAAGATGAGTGAAGCGCCCATGTCCGGCGCGCAGTTCCGCCGCGAGGTCGGCACCGATCCGCAGCGTTGGGCGCGCGAGTTCCTGGTTGCATACGAGGCGGCGCCATACGACGCGGTGAGGACGGCAGCGGATCGTGAGGCGTTCGTGACGCAGTGGTTCCGCGATGCAATGGCGGCCGCATCTGGACAGACCAGCAGGCGGCTAGATGAGGCATTGGCTGAAGCATTCGGCAGGGAAGATGCGCTCCAGCGTTTGACCGCTATGGACGATAAGGAGGCAACACATGGCGCGTAAGCCGAAGGATATGCCGATGAAGCCGGGCAAGGGCGGGAAGTGCTGATTGAGCGGCACCCGTAATGCTCTGTTCGATCCTACCGTGGTAGGCCAGGCGCCGCAGAACCAACTGGCGCCGCAGCCTACATGGGCCGATGCGGCGAGTTGGCATGGGCAGAACCTGAGCGATACATGGTCAGCGATGCAGCAGCCGCAGACCTGGGTGGATGCGGCGAGGCAGTATGGTAATGCTATGCTCATGGGCAGCATAGCTCCAGGCGGCAATGTCACTCTATTTCACGGCACCTCGCCCGAAGGACTAGCGAGGATCAAGGAAACTGGTCTCATCAACGGTCCGGTGTTTTTATCGCCGAAAAAAGGCGCGGCGTTTGACTATGCTGGAGGCGGGCCGGTAGTCGAGGTGAAGGTACCAAAATCGGAGTTAAAAATAGACTTTGATCTTCCCGGAGGACAACTGTTGGATGTCAAGAGCGCCAACGGATATTCCGGCAAAGATGGCTGGACCATCGAGGATTATCTGGACGCCGGACACAGCGTCGGCATCGAAAGACATTTACCGGTTGAAGGCGCCAAGTTCCATGAACCGGATTAAGTAGTGAGCGCATCCGTCACCCAGCTATCGGACTACAGCGCGCAGCAGCGCGGCCCAGTCGTCGATGTCTATCCCGGCGATATGAACGCGCTGCACGAGCGTTTGGTTAGGTGGTTTGAAGAAGCAGAGAGGGCATCTACCGATCCCAGGGCGTTGAGCGAGCGCGACCGCGAATATTACGATCACGCGCAGTGGACCAAGGCCGAATTGGACGCGCTGCGTCTGCGTGGTCAGCCCGCCGTGGTCATCAACAAAATCCATGACAAGGTAGCGATGCTGTGCGGCCTGGAGCGCAAGGCACGCACCGATCCGAAGGCATTCCCCCGCACGCCGCAAGAGGAAGACCGCGCCACCGCCGCAACGCAGGCACTGCGCTACATCGACGACGATAACAACTTCCCTGTGCTGCGCAGCGCCGTGTTCGAGAACATGCTGATCGAGGGTGCTGGCGGCATTGAATGCACCCTGGAGGACGACAGCAAGGGCGGCGCGGATATTCGGCTGACGCACGTCTCGTGGGAACGGCTGTGGTGGGACCCGCACTCACGTGCCATCGACTTCTCCGATGCGCGCTACCTCGGCATCGTGATCTGGATGGATCGCGATCAACTGGAGGAGATGTATCCGCACGCCATTGACGAGATCGAGGCGGCATTCAGCGGCCAGATGGGCGGCACGTATGACGACCGCCCGTCGCACGCGACATGGCTAGACAGCCGACGCGAGCGAACGCGCGTGGTCCAATGCCACTGGAATGAACAGGGCTCATGGTGGTCTGCGACATTCACCAAGGGCGGCATCGTCGATGATCCGCGCCTGTCGCCGTTCAAGGATCGGCGCGGCAAGAGTGCATGTAGCCTGATCCTTCAATCGGCGTATATCACGCGCGACAATTGGCGTTACGGGGCAGTGCGCGGATGGATCAGCCTACAGGACGAGATCAACAAGCGCCGCAGCAAGTCGCTGCATCTGCTGAGCGTCCATCAGGTCATTGCCGAGCATGGCGCGGTTAAGGATGTGGACAAGGCGCGGCGTGAGATTGCGCGGCCGGATGGTTATGTCGAAGTCACGCCTGGGATGAAGTTCGAAGTGCTGCCTGGCGGTGAGTTGGCAACCGGGCAGTTCCAGTTGCTGCAACACGCTACGCAGGAGCTGCAGCTGAGTGGACCGAATGCGGCGATGTCGGGCACTGATCCGCGCGAGCTAAGCGGGCGTGCGATCCTAGCGCAGCAGGCGGGCGGCGCGGTGCAGAATGAACCGCTGGCGGACTCGTTGCGCATGTGGTCGAGGCGCGTTTATGAAATGTGCTGGATGGCAGCGCGGGAATACTGGACGGGCGGCAAGTGGGTCCGGGTGACGGACAGCCTGAACGATACAAAGTGGGTCGGCATCAACCGGCCGGTGACGGTGCAGGACGAACTGGCGGCTATGCCGCCGCCGGAGCGTGCCATTGCCATGCAGAGTATGGGCATTGTGCCGGGCGATCCGCGCTTGCAGCAGGTCATCCGTATTGAGAACGACATAACCGACCTGGACGTGGATATTACCGTCGAGGAAGGCCAGAACTTGCCGACTATGGAGGCTGAAACCTTCCAGACGCTCGTGCAGCTCGCCAGCCTCCAGCCTGGATTGATACCGGGCGACGTGTTGATTGCTGCGTCCTCGCTGCGCAACAAGGCGGACCTGCTTGACAGGATGAAGGCGCACCAGCAGGAGATGCAGCAGCAGCAGGCCGCGCAGGCCCCGCTGGTGCAGGCGCACGCCGAGGCGCAGGTTAAGGCGACGCAGGCCAAAGCAGCGGCCGATGGCGCCTTGGCCGCCGAGCGGATACACAACATTCACAGCGACTTCAGCGCACCGCCATTCGGCCAGCCGAATGTGGCGCCCGATCCGCCATCCGCGCCGGGCACGGTAGAGCCGCAGATGCATCCCGCAATGCAGGCGGCGCACGACATGGCCGACCTGCGGCAGAAGCAAGCTAAAATCCGAGTGGATTCGGCGAAGGCCAATGATCTGATGCATTCGGCCATTCATAAGGTTGCGCAGGTCCACGCGATGCATCACGAAATGACGCACCCACAGCCCAGGCCAGCTAAGTGACGTGCTTCCAGGCTAATCCTCTGACGATCAGAGATATGATCGAGCGATCTATCTTGAACTGTCGAGCTATCTCGATCCGAGGGATGCCATCTTTGCAGAATTGACGGATGCGCCTGATGTCATTGTCTGTAAGTTTTGCCATCCTATGCGTTATGCCAAACGGCGGCGGTGGGGCGGAAAATCTTCCGGCTGCGTAGGCATGTTGGGAGTTCTCTTGATGTGAGCACCATTCGAGATTTTCGACGCGGTTGTCCGCCTTGTCTAAGTTACGATGATTAACTGTGGGTTTGTTATGTGGGTTAGCTATAAAGGCTTGCGCGACCAGGCGGTGAACATTCAGGCTCCGACTGTTACGGGGGCCGTGGCCCAACCATGGCACCGTCACCCTGATATATCCGCGTGGCCCCGGCTTCAGGCTCAAAAGTCGCCCGGCTGGTTTCCTAATGACAGTGACGCCAGGACGTGCGTTCCAGATCAAGGCTGTTACGGCGCGAACGCGCCCGAGGCTACTTACTTCATAATCGGCGCTGCCGATGATCGGCTTCCAAACTTCGGGTATGCTCACATCAGCCATGGGGTGCCTCCGCACTCTGTGGTCAGGGGCTCGGCGCTGGGGCCAACCGGCGCTGGGCTCCGCATTATAACACAACTGCGCGCCACGGTGCTGCACAAGATGGCTCAGGCACACCAAGCCATGCAGCCTCCACCACCGAAGGCGAGCAAATGAGCAACAGTCTAGCGGATGCCGTTAGGCGCAAGGCGGTCCGGCGGCGCAAGCGGGATGAGCGGATGCGGAACGATGTGCGGCGTGAAGCTCGGCGCGAAGAACAACGCAGGCGATTGGAAGCGTCTCCATCTTATGCGCTTGTTATGGAGGGCAGGGCCATGCTGCGCAATTGGGCCATGGACAAGTTGCGGACTGACATCATTGCTGCTTTAGGATCGCCGGCATGACCAGACAGACTGCCCCATTTGCCACGACGCAGGAGGTTGCCTACGCTGCCTCGCTGGATGCGGTGGACGCAGCGACGCTCGCGGCATCGACTACCAATCTGGGCCATGTCGTGCTGTCCGGCCCTCTGTCGCTCAGTGCCGCAGATACGATCACGGCCAAGGCCAGCGGTACGCACGCTGATGGCACGCCGCTCACTGCCGGGGTGAATAACGTATCGGTGGTCGCGACGACCAAGGATGCGGTCCTGCTCCCAGCAATGACGCCGGGCCAAGTGTGCATCATCGCCAACTCCGGCACGGCTGACGCCCAGGTATTCGGTGCGGGAACCAGCACGATTAACGGCGTGGCAACGGATACTGGCGTCGGCCTGGCGGCTGGCAAGACGGGCATTTTTGTGGCAGTGACCGCCGGCAAAATATTCGGCGGCGCGCTCGCGGCGATTGCGTTCCTGCTGATGCTTCTGCCGGCGCAGGCCCAGAACACCGTGACGATGGCCGACATCTCCGGCGTGATCGCCTCGGGCGGTGTGGCGCAGGCACTGGCGGCGGCCTTCCCGAATCGCCGAGGTTGCGTGGTGCAGAACCTCTCGACCGGCGATCTGTGGATTAACGACCAGGGCACCGCTGCTGCGTCGCGCCCGTCGATCAAGGTGCCGGCCGGCGCACAGTTCGCGTGCGGCAGT